AAAAAAATTAAAAGAATTAGGGGGGATTACAATAGTAATCCCCTTTTTTATTTAGATATTTATTTGACAGATGAGAGAGATTCAACTATATTTACAATAATCAATTAATAAATTTAAAACAAAAAAAACATGAGTTCATTAGACGCCGTATTGGCACAGTACGAAAAATCGAAGCAAGCTTCAGGGGGTTCCCAATCTAAGATGTCTCAGGATGAAAGAATGAAGAAATACTTCGCTCTTATCCTTGAAGACAAAGAAAAAACAGGATCAAGAAAAATTAGAATTTTACCAACACCAGATGGTTCATCGCCTTTTAAAGAGGCTTGGTACCATGAAATACAAGTTGGTGGTAAATGGCAAAAGTTTTACGATCCAGGAAAAAATGACAATGAGCGTTCACCTTTAAATGAGGTTTACGAAGAGTTAATTTCTACAGGTAAAGAATCTGACAAAGAATTAGCTAAACAATACAGATCACGTAAGTTTTACATCGTGAAATTAATCGACAGAGACCGCGAAGAAGACGGACCAAAATTTTGGAGATTTAAACACAACTACAAAAATGAGGGTATCTTAGATAAGATCATACCTATTTGGAGAAACAAAGGTGATATTACAGATCCTGAAAAAGGACGTGATTTAATCATTGAATTATCAAAATCTAAAACAGGAAATGGTAAGGATTATACCACTGTACAAACTATTATGTATGATGATCCAACACCTGTTCATGAAGAAGCGGAACAAGCTAAGGCTTGGGTTAACGACGAGTTAACTTGGTTAGATGTTTACTCTAAAAAACCTGTTGAATATCTTGAGGCAATCGCTAGAGGAGAAGTTCCACGTTGGGATACTGATAAGGGTGGTTACGTTTACGGTAACGACGAAGAAGGTACTACATCAATTGGAGGATCAAAGAAAACAGTTATTGATATACAAGCAGACGAAGAACCAGACGGAGATCTACCGTTCTAATTTATAACAAAAATCATGTATGGTATCTTGTATGGTACCATACATGTTAATTTTTAACAAATGACATTTAAAGAAGAAATCGAATTACAATTAAGAGACAATAAAGTATTATCTTATGAGTTGTTAAGTGAATTAGAAAACAAAAATTACTTTTCAGGTAGAGGTAAACAAATTGGTGATACAATTTTATTCGGAATGTTGAAAGATGAAACTGAGGATGGAGAAATATATTTTACTTTAGTAACATTCCACAAAGAAGAGATTGGTGTAGTATATGAAGAAGATGATTCATTCTACATTACATCAAAAGAAAGTAGATTACCAAACATTAAAAAAATAGAAAATGGCGGGAATTAAGAAAAAAGAATCAGGAGGATTTAAAGATAAGTTCTCAACCAAAACAAAGTATAAAGAAACTAGCTACTACTTTTGTGGTGATGCTTTCTTAAGCGCTAGTGGATTACCAGGCCCTGTTATGGGAGGTATCAATATGTTCTTGGGACATAGTAATAGTTCTAAAACAACTGCGATGATATTGGCTGCGGCTGATGCTCAAAAGAAAGGACACTTACCTGTCTTTATCATTACTGAAAAGAAATGGAGTTGGGAACATGCTGTTGAATTAGGTTTGGAAGCTAAAAAGAATTCTGATGGTGAGTGGGATGGTGACTTCATCTTTAACGATGGGTTCGATTATATCGAACAAGTTACTGACTTTATCAACGAAGTATTAAATGCTCAAGAGAAAGGAGAAATTCAACAATCAATCTTATTCCTTTGGGACTCAGTAGGTTCAATTCCTTGTAAGATGACCTTTGATGGTAAGGGTGGTAAACAACATAACGCAGCAACACTTGCTGATAAGATTGGTATGGGAGTTCACTCAAGAATTTCTAAATCAAAGAAAGAAGACTACGCATATTACAATACTTTAGTGGTTGTTAATCAACCTTGGGTTGCTCTTCCTGACAATCCGTTTGGACAACCAACAATTAAGGCAAAAGGTGGTGAAGCTTTATGGTTAGCGTCTTCATTAGTATTCCTTTTCGGTAACCAAGCAAGTGCTGGTATTAACCACATCACGGCAACCAAAGGAGGAAGAACTGTGAGATATGCAATCAGAACTAAAATTTCAATCTTAAAGAACCATGTAAATGGTTTAGGGTATAACGATGGTAAGTTAATCGCGGTACCACAAGGATATATCGAAGACACTAAAGAAGCTTTGGAATCTTACAAGAAAGAATACTCCCAATATTGGAATGGTATTTTATCAGGAACTGGTGAAATTACTTTAGAAGAAACAACAGATGATATTAGTGAGTAACGTATTTTTAACATTTAAATAATCAATGTGTCTAAGACTTTATTGGTAGATGGAGACAATCTATTTAAGATTGGTTTTCACGGGGTTAAGGACCTCTATAATGACGGTTCTCATGTTGGTGGAGTATATCACTTCATAAACACATTACGTCGATTTTTGGAGGAGTATGACTTGGATAAGGTGGTTGTATTTTGGGATGGAGATTCAAACTCTTCTACCAGAAAAACAATATATCCCCAATATAAGGCAAATCGTAGATTGAATATGAATGAATTCAAATACGAGTCTTACGTAAATCAAAAAATCAGAGTTAAGCAGTATCTTGAAGAAGTTTTTGTTAGGCAAGTTGAGATAGATAATAACGAAGCGGATGACTTAATTGCTTATTATTGTCAACTTGCAAATGATGAAACCATAATCATATTTTCGGCAGACAAAGATCTGACACAACTAATTTCCCCAAATGTGTCAATATACTCACCTATACATAAAACTACGTATAGATTCGGGGATAGGATTAAGTTCAAAGACATTGAAGTCCCACACCAAAATGTACTTGTCTGTAAAGTATTCATGGGAGATAAATCAGACAATATTGATGGAATACAATCACTTGGAGAAAAAACATTTGCAAAGTTTTTTCCTTTAGTGCTGACTAAATCATGCACTATCGAAGAAATAATGGATATTGCACGAAATATCCCGCAAGAAAAACCTATAAAAGTATTAACAAATATTTTGACTGGTAAAACAAAAAGCGGTATACTTGGAGAACAATACTACCAAATAAACCAAATGATAGTAAACCTCAATAATCCACTTATAACAGATGATGGAAAAGAGTTGGTTGAATCTATCTACAGTGAAACTTTAGATCCCACAGACAGAGGTTATAAAAACCTAATGAAGTACATGATGGAAGATGGGTTATTCAAATACCTACCTAAGAATGATGAGGCTTGGGTAAATTTTTTAAAACCGTTTATGAAACTTACGAGAAAAGAAAAAAGAAAAATTAAAAACTAAATTAAATGAGAGATCAAGATCAAGTAAAGATGGAATTTTTGTTAACACTCAATGAAAACATTGTTGTTCAAAGATTTTTTAATGTCAGAGGATATAATCCTAAGGCGAGGTTATCGGTAGATTTGTATGAGTACATGTATGATGTTAAAGAAGTACTCCACAATTATTTAAGGATGAAAACGGTTGTCTATATGTTGGACAACAAAGAAGCAATCGCGCATGATCCGAATATTATGAACACGTCATTTACTGACGGAGACGAAAACTTTCACATTTATGTGAAGATCGGTGATGAGACAATTTGTCATAGAATTTTTGACGGAAAATTATATCCACCAAAAGTTCGTTATACAGTGGACGTAAGACCATATTTGAAAGATGTACTTTCAAATTTAACTGACATTTTTTCAAAACACGATTTAAATCACGAATATTGTGGAATCGAGTTGGTCTAACAACTATTTATAAATTCAAGGGAGTACAGAGAGATTATGCAGAAAAATTTTGACTATTTAGGAAATACATTCCAGGTTCAATTGTTAAACCAAATTATTGTAGATAAAGAGTTTTCGACTACCATCATGGATGTTTTGGAACTCTCATATTTTGATAATAAGTACTTTAAGATCATTGTTCAAATGATTAAAGAGTATTATCAAAAATACCAAGCTACACCAACGTTTGATACGCTTGAACAAATAACAAAGTCAGAAATTACTTCTGAAATGGCGGTTAAAATTGTTTTAGATACTATTAAACAAATTAAAGACGCACCATTTGATGGTTGTGTTTTTGTTCAAGAAAAAGCCTTAAAGTTTTGTAAACAACAGGAACTCCAAAGGGCGATGCAAAAGGCACAAAAGATTATCGATGAGGGTGATTTCGAGTCTTATGACAAAGTTGAAGAACTTGTTAGAGAAGCAATTCAAGTAGGAGAAAGAGACCTTGGGACGGGTGATGTATTCGCCAACTTGGAATTAGTTTTAGACGACGACTTTAGATCTCCAATACCTATTGGTATAAAAGGAATTGATAATCTACTCAAGGGTGGGTTAGCTAAAGGAGAAATTGGGGTTATATTGGCACCAACAGGTGTCGGTAAAACAACCATCTTAAGTAAGATAGCAAACACAGCCTTTAACTTGGGATTCAATGTCATTCAAATATTTTTTGAAGACAATCCAAAAATAATTCAAAGAAAACATTTTACAATGTGGACGGGTATTGAACCAGATAATTTGGTTTTACACAAAGAAACAGTGTTCGAAAAAATTCACGAGATTCAAAACTCAATGAAGAATAAGTTAGTTCTAAAAAAATTACCTTCCGATTCATTAACAATGTTACAAATCAAAAATCAATTAAGAAAAATGATTGCTGATGGTAACAAGTTAGACTTGGTTGTTTTGGACTACATTGATTGTGTAATGCCTGAAAAAGCATTCGGAGATGAGTGGAAAAGTGAAGGATCAGTGATGAGACATTTTGAAGCCATGTGTCATGAACTTGGACTTGTTGGTTGGACTGCAACACAAGGTAATAGATCTTCAATCTCATCTGAGGTTGTAACTACAGACCAAATGGGTGGATCTATTAAGAAAGCACAAGTTGGACACGTAATTATTTCTGTCGCAAAAACTCTACAACAAAAAGAGTTAAACTTAGCCACAATTGCAATCACTAAATCAAGAATTGGTAAAGACGGTGTAGTATTTGAAAACTGTAAGTTCAATAATGAACTCTTAGAGATTGATACTGAGTCTTCAGTAACGTTCTTAGGATTTGAAGGACAACAAGAACAAAAGAAGAGTGATAGAGTTAAAGAACTCCTTGAAAAAAGAAAACAAAGAGAACAAGGTAAGACGATTTAAATATCTCTTACTTTGAAAAAAAACTTAAAAAAAACAACGAATTTTTTATTAGAAATTAGGGTGAATGGTATTGTAGGTAATATTTATCATTTAAAATCCCCTATTTTTTAATAAATTCATTTTTAAAAAAACCAAAAAAAACATGGACATTTCAAATCGAATTCTATCGGATATTACAGTTTACATGAAGTACGCAAAGTATATCCCAGAATTGAAAAGAAGAGAGACTTGGCAAGAGCTCGTAACAAGAAACATGGAGATGCATATTAAAACGTATCCCCAATTAGAAAAAGAAATCCGTGAGAACTACATGTATGTTTACAAGAAACAAGTTCTCCCATCAATGAGATCAATGCAATTTGCAGGAAAACCAATTGAGATATCACCCAACAGAATTTACAACTGTGCATTTGCACCGGTTGATGATTGGAGAGTATTCTCAGAAATCATGTTCCTTTTATTAGGTGGAACAGGTGTGGGTTATTCAG